GTTCAGCTAAAATCAATGAGACTGATTTTGGCACGGTAGTCATAACGCCTTTCTTAATGGTGTATCTAGCACCGTTAATAAAGACATCTTTTGTAGACCCCGGCTTTTCACCCTCCGTTAGAGGGATAAGAAAGTGTACTTTTTCTTCGGCCTCCAATTTTTTCTTAGTAATTTCAATATCAGATAACAAAGCGTCATCTGCATTGAGTTTAGGTGTTACCTTTGAGGTAACCACTGCCTCTTGGGCAGTAGTTTCCTCAACGGTTTCTTCACCTAACAATGGATTCTTTTTTTCCTTTGACATAATATTTTTTTAATTGTTATTAAGTGGCTTTGGACTTGACTATGACTAAGCAGAAACAGCAGTTTCAATTCTCACCAAGAAAGCGTCGTTCAAAATCTTAGCAACGAAAGTAGCTTTCCAACCAGAAGTAGCTCTCTGGTCTAAAGGATCAGCAGTACCAGCAGAACCTAGAGGCTTAACAATGTTTTTCATTGCCTCACCAGAAATTCTAGTAGTACCATAAGCGTCAGAACCGAAAACTAGAGTACAATAAACGTCAATTGAGCTTGCACCTGCACCAGTTTTAACCTTAGCATTAGTAGTCTCAACGAAACGAACTTCATCATACTTACCAATTTCACCGTCCATTACACCGTTGGTAGAGGAATATTTTTCAACACCTACCCAACCAGTAATAGCTTTTAGGTCGTAAGATACGTTAGGGTGGCTAATACCAATATATGACGCGTTAAGAGGCGTAGTACCGTAACCGGTAGTAGCATTAACCATTTTAGTCATTCTTCGTGCTTTGTTGTTCTTAAGTAATCTTACAGTCTTCTTAATCAATGTGTCAGTAATAATTTCACCAGCAGCAACTTGGCTAGTAAGAGTATGTCCTGTACCGCCATAGTACACATTTGTACCTGCGTTCAAAACGTCTCTTGTAAGCTGGTCAATTGTGTCTCCCATTTGGTCTCCCAAAATTTCAGCAGTCTCCATAAGAACTGGGTCTTGTGAACTGTAGTCAAGGACGTCAGTAATGGTAACGAAATCACCGTACTGTAGAACAGTAGCAGTAATATCAGTAACTGATAATTGTGAACCTGTTGGAGTCTGTCCCTCACTAAGAGCAGAAGTAGCAGCAGTCAAGTTACCATATCTTCGGAACTTAATAACTGTAGTACCCGCCTTTCGTGGAATATCCCTTACCTGCGCCCAGCGAGTGTGAACGAACAATGGTACGGCTCGGTACAATAAAGTACGATCGTAAAAATTGCTCACTTCTGCTGGGATAATTGATGTTGTTGTATTTCCCATATTTTTAAAATTAAACTATTAAATAACTATTCGCGAGACTTAATCCGAACGGACTCTTTTTGAGCCTCAAATTCTTCCGGACTTAAATCCCAAACACCTTTTTCAGAACCTCCACCACTGGAGCCTCCTCCACCGGCGCGCGATTTCTTAGATTCTATACCAGCTCTCTTAGCTCTTTCAGCTCCAATTTTCAATAAGTCATCACCAGCCACTTCATAGAATATTGCCTTGATAGGCATATCTCTACGACTTGGGTGCTGTGCGAACTTCTGAACTTTGGTCTGGTACGGAGCAAAGTCTGGATTTTGCTTAACGAAGTCTCCAATTTCTTGGTTATCTTCATCTTGCATTTGCTTAGCGAGGAAAGGACTAAGGGCTTTAGCAACGTGTTTCTGAATGATTTGAGCGTCATTCGGATCTAAGTTGTCTTCGTCCTCGTCTTCTTTGTCTGCGTATGCACCATTAGCTCTTTCTTGAAGTTTCTTGATTTTCTCATTCTTACGTTCAAGGATAAAGTCAATGTTTCGCTTACGAGTCTTTGGCTCCTCGTCTGCATTTGGGGTTGGCTTTTTTGATTTGTCTTCTGTTTTATCATCAGACTTACCATTTGCCTCGTCGTCCTTGGTTTTATCTTCGGACTTATCGTTATCTGAATTATCGGAACCCTTGTCCGCGTCATCAGCTCCGCCGTCGTTTTGACTTTCGTCTAGGTCTTCGGCACCCTCCTCGGTTTCAACGATTTCAATATCGTCGGCACCGGCATTGTTGTTTTCTCCCATAATATTTTATTTAAGCCCTCGTATATAAAAAAATGGGGTTAAAATATATACGGACGGCTGTACGATTAAACTACACCTTACAGTGTAGCGAGTTTGTAGACTCGGACGGATTGGTTTACAAGCAAAGGAAATCGCCAAAGCCCTTGCGCCTTACGGCCGAAACCAACCCCTCTGAATCTACAAACTTATTTAATTTTCAATGAACTGTATTCTACTTAATTCTTGTAATACGGGTCGTTATCTTCTTCTGGCTGGTCTGTTCTGGTTAATTCTTTAAGGAATTTGTCCGGCTTATTCAAAATCTCGTTTAGGTATTCGTATTTAAACCTCAATATATCTACTTCTTCATTTGTCAGCTCCTCACCATTCTCGCTGGTCTTCGTAATGATTCTATCTGCAATAAACTTTAGGTTCTCATTGAAGACTTGGACTAGGAACTGCCAGCCGGGATTCAGTTTAAGACTCTCAATAGCAACAATAATCTTTGTATTCTCCTCTGTTTTTCTGAAAGACAAATCAAACTTAGGAGCCTTTGGTCTTTTAACTATTATTGTTTTGATTTTCTTCTTTGGCATATATTTATTTTATCATTGGATTACCTTTTTCCATTCTTGGTAGTGCGCCCTCTCCAATTCCTGCTCCTCCGGTAGGATTTGCTGGACTTGGTGTCTGTGGAAATAGCTCTGGATTCGTCTTTTTGAGTATCATTGCTTGCTTGTGAGCGTTCATATGAGCATATTTAGCTGGTGTATCTGATAATTTATTGTGAATTTCCATATGGATAATGTAGTCATCAGTAGGTTTTACCTTTACCAAACCATTTTTCTCAAGGATTTTGTTCTCATCTTCGGCAATAAGCTCATCAACAACTGGAGGTAATACTTGGTCTACCTCATCAGTCTTCAAACCGGTAAGTTTACCTAGCTTTTTAAGAGCAAAACGTAGGTTAGAATTTGGGTCTATAGCAATTTGCTGTACAAAACCTCTAAATTGCTGGAGCATATTGTAATTCTTAGCGTCGCTTACAACCTTTGATTCCACGATTATGTCTGGGTCTACATTAGCAATGATATTCTCGCGTCTTAGAGGCCTATATTGCGCTCCCAAGGCACCAGAAATACGGATAGTCTTCTCATCTATGCCGGGGTTAAAGTAGGTTTTATATAGGAAATACCACTGTTGCCAGAATCTCTTTTCGCTCCAACCAAAGATTTTAGCTGTAAGTGAGTAACGAGTATCAACTTTATTAGAAACTAGGTTCAATTCTGTAGCTGTTCTCTTGTCTCCACTAGTCTGTCCTTGCTGTAAATCTGGAGTAGCAGTCGCTTTTTGAGCGGCGACGTCTAAAGTATTCAAAATAAAGCCAACATCAGTCTTAATTTGGTCTTTCTGCATAATCTGAACAGCGCCAGTAGGATTTCCGTCCACACCAATAAACTTATTCTGCTCGTAATTCAAGTCTGCGCGGTTCTTAATTCGGTTAGTATCAAACAAATACATAGGATATAAGCCACTTTCTGCGACTTTAACACCTAAATTAGTCAATTTTGCGCGTGTTCTCTGCTTATCTTCAGTCAAATCCGGAATAGAAACACCGTCCCAGTCATTTGCAATAGGATATAGAGAGCGGTCAATGATAGGAATATACTTTCCTTTTAATTCTGTATAACGAATTACTTTCTTTCGGTTATCGGCTAGAGTAACTAGCACTAATTTACCCTTGTAGTTAGTAATCCATTCAAACAAGCGGTAAGTAGCATTGTCTCCCTTTAGTTCTCCTTGCCATTTTGCAGTGTTAGCATAACCTTGAGCCTCTTGTCTTATCTGCTCATTGCGGTCATAAAGAGAAGTAAGGTCAGTGTTATCAGTTTTTAGATTCTCATAATTAAAATATACTCCGGCCTCCTCTAAATCAGTCTTGTTTAATCTTATTTCACGGCCAATAAAGCGAGCGCGTCCACGTCCTCTCATATCACCATTAACTGATTTTGCTCTAGGGTCTCTCAAAGTAACCATTGGATCCCAGTTTTCTGGTACCGGACACTTCTTTTCATCATCAAACTCCATAAGCATAACTAGTCCACGTCCAAAGAATAGGGTGTCCCAGTCCCAAGTGTAGTCCACAATATCCTTTTGCATTTCGTCATAATCATAAATAGCAAGGTTATCAAGGTTCTCGGCTGTGTCATCATCACCAGATTCGCGAGGCTTGAAAGCCACTTGTAATCTATCATCATAAAGAGACGCCAATACGGTTTGTATTATCGTAAACATCAAAGGGTCTCCAACTGCGGACTTATCCCTCTTTTGATTATTATAAAGTTTGAGACGCAATGCCCACTCGTCCCATTTAGGTTTCATAAACCAATAAGAAAGAGTATACTCAC